GATACCGCAGAAGCAGATGCAATTGTAACATCAAACGCATACACAGATGGTCGTGAAGCAGCAATAACAACAGCGTACCAATCATATGCAGATCAAGCAGAAGCAGATGCAATCACATCGTCAAATTCATATACAGATGGTCGTGAGACAGTAATAACAACTGCTTATCAATCATATGCAGATATCTCAGAAGCAGATGCAATCACATCATCAAACGCATACACTGATGGAAAGACAACAAAGGCATATATAGATTCATTAAATATACAATCAGCAAGTGTTGATGCAAACAGTGTTGCATTAGGAACAGATACCACTGGTAATTATATTGCTACCGTAGCAGGAACAGTTAATGAAATAGTCGTAACGGGAAGTGGCAGTGAAACTTCAGCAGTTACAGTAGGACTCGCTACCGATGTAAATATAACAAACGATTTGACGATTGGTGGAGATTTATTTGTTACCGGATCTACTGTCAGTGTTGGTTCAGCAAACTTGAGTGTTGATGATAGTTTTATTTACTTGAATCAAGGTGATGCAATTGGTGCAGCAAACACTATATTCACTGGTGCTGGATTAGACGATGGTTTTCTTGGGGGGTACTTTGAAGGTACTACCTCAGTCACTTATTACGTACGAATAGATGCCAATGGTACTCCAGATACATTTGAATGGTCAAAGGATAACTTTGTAACAACAGTAGCAACGGGTATTACGATCGACGGAACAGATCAAGCACTGGACAATAACATTACAATTAAGTTCTCTGCTACCACTGGGCACACGTTAGGTGACGTATGGAGCGGTACTGCCGCTCCATTAGCAATTGACACTGGTATTTTTAGTAACATTAACACGGGCACATCTGCACCAGGATACACCCACGTTGGTGTATTTTATGATGCAAGTGCATTGACATGGAAAGTGTTTAGTGAATATGATCCAGAACCAAATGGTGATATTAACACGGGAGATGCAAGTTTTGTATTAGGAAAAATGGAAGCAGATTGCTTCATTGCAAATGATATTGATATCAACGGTCCTATAACAAATGCTAATCATGCAACACATAAAGCATATGTAGATGCATCACACGCAAACGCAATCAATGCATCAAACTCGTATACAGATGGTCGTGAAACAGCAATAACAACAGCGTACCAATCATATACAGATACAGCAGAAGCAGATGCAATTGCAACAGCAGCATTGGATGCGACCACTAAAGCAAACACAGCAGAATCTAATGCGAACGCATACACAGATGGTCGTGAGACAGCAATTACAACAGCGTACCAATCATATGCAGATACCGCAGAAGCAGATGCAATTGCAACTGCAAGTTTAGATGCGACTACCAAGGCAAACACAGCAGAATCTAATGCGAACGCATACACAGATGGTCGTGAAACAGCAATTACAACAGCGTACCAATCATATGCAGACACCGCAGAAGCAGATGCAATTGCAACTGCAAGTTTAGATGCAACTAGTAAAGCAGATGCAGCGTTGTCTTCGGCATTGGCAGCAGACACTGATACGACTTATTTGGTAGGTGATGGTGGTTTAACTGAAAAGAACTTCACTACAGCAGATAATACTAAGTTAGATGGCATCGCAACGAGTGCCAATAATTATGTTCACCCGTCAAGTCACGCTATCTCGTTTATCACGGGATTGCAAACAGCATTAAATGCCAAAGTAGACGACAGTCAAGTATTGACTAATGTACCATCTGGCGCTTTATTCACTGACACTACCTACTCAGTAGGTAATGGTGGTTTAACTCAAGTAAACTTCACTACAGCAGATAATACTAAGTTAGATGGCATCGCAACGAGTGCCAACAATTATGTTCACCCTTCAAGTCACCCTATCTCGTTTATCACAGGATTGCAAACATCGTTAAATGGCAAGGTAGATGATAGTCAGGTATTGACTAATGTACCAGCGGGAGCAGTATTTACTGATACGACTTATTCTGTAGGTGATGGTGGTCTTTCGCAGATTAACTTTACTTCAGCAGATCACAGCAAGTTAAACGGCATTGAAACTGGTGCAACCGCAGATCAATCTGCGTCACAGATACTTGCTGCTATTAAGACTGTTGACATAAATGGCACAGGAGGTATCAATGCTGGTACTTTAGGAGGTGCGTTACCTAGTCAGGCTCAATCTAATAGTACCATCGTAGAGAGAAGTGCCAGTGGTTACATATACGCTAACTTCTATAACGGCACAGGTACGTTTAGTACTAGTGGTACATCTAGTGGAATGGGTCTGTTCACTGGAACAAACGGAACTGATACTTTTGGTAGAAGTTACACAGCAGCAGGAGCAAGAACTCTATTAAACGTAGAGAACGGTGCTACAGCAGACCAATCAGCAGCACAGATATTGACAGCAGTTAAAACAGTAGATGGTTCAGGTTCAGGCTTAGATGCTGACTTACTTGATGGTTTACAAGGTTCACAGTATTTAAGAAGTGATACGGCTGATAGTATTTCAGGAAACTTGACGGTAGGAGCAGGTACTTCTTCTTATATATTCATGGTCGACACCGATCACGGTAATAGGGCAATACACTGTAATTCTAACAACATTGGGTTTTTAAACTCTGCTAATGGCTGGTCGGCATATAGTACTGACGCTGGTTTGTGGCATTGTGCCAATGGTTTAACGGTTACTGGAAGTATTGTGGCATCGGGCGATGTGACTGCATATTCCGATATTAGATTTAAGCATAATGTGGAAACAATCACTAACGCAGTAGACACTGTTAATAATCTCAGAGGTGTTATGTTTGAGAAGGACAATAGACAAAGTACTGGTGTTATTGCACAAGAAGTTGAATCAGTGTTCCCAGAAGTAGTTCATACAAATGACGAAGGATTGAAGTCAGTAGCATATGGCAACATGGTTGGATTATTAATTGAAGCAGTTAAAGAGCAACAATTACAAATAAACTCACTACAAGAAGAGATAAATATATTAAAGAAAGGATAATATGGTTATTGACATAGTATTAAAACTATGTTAAACTATATTATATAAAGATAAATATATAAAGCAGATACTAGTTATCAGCAAAAAAAAGGAGAATAACTCATGGCATTACCAGCAACAGGTGTAACCATTACAATGGGCACAGTACGTAACTATTTCGGATTATCTGGAACAGTATCATTGTCACAACTAGGTGCATTTATTTCGCCAAGTGTAACATCAAATATATCATTGTCAGCAACCTTCGGTGGTTGGCAGAACCCTAATGCGGGTGGTACGTCACCGTAACCATCTAGCATCAGCATGAGGATTAATAGTCCTCATGCTACTTATCACACATAAATTTACTAAAATTTTGTAAACTCAACATGGAGAAAACAACTATGAGTACAGGCATCCGCACCAGATTTGAAGTGGAAACATTTCTATTAGGATCACACCCTACCCCAGCACGTCAAGCACAGGCATTGACAGTAGAATTATCAGCAGCAACGCAAAGTGGTCATCCTGATCAAGTAGTATTGCAAGCGGTATATGATGATTTTTCTGCAAAGCACGATGTTACTGCATTACTTGAAAACATTGAAGATTCCGAAGAGGAATATTGGATTCAACGTCTTGCTAAATTAGCAGCAATTGATATCCTTACTATCGGTAAAGTACAACCAGAGCATATGAATTATATGGTATCATTAAATGATAACGCATTTGCTGCATGTGTAAAGACAACAGCAACATTGGCAAAGACTTTGAATGAAGAATTCAAGACTGTTGAAGCCGAACTTGATGCTGGTATGATCTAACAACTATGGTAAGTATACCCAAATTTTACTACAAAGAAAATCTTAACGCAAAAGTAGCAATTTGTATTCCAGTTCGTGATTTAGTCACTTCCGCATTTACACATAGTCTTGCTATGTTAACTAATAAATGCGGGCGAGATAATAAGTCAATTACGATTCATATGAATATAGGAAGCGAAGTTGCAATGCAACGACAAGAACTTGTTAATACTGCATTAGATACAGATTGTACACATATTTTATGGCTTGACAGCGATATGATATTCCCTACAGTTATTATTGAAGCACTAATGTCGCATGATAAAGATATTATGGCGTGTAATTATAGCACACGTGTACCACCACATCGCCCAGTCGCATTTAAGACATTTGGTGATTTAGATAAGAGAGTATTCAGTCAAACGGGCATAGAAACCGTAGATGCTGTCGGAATGGGTGCAATGTTAGTAAAAAGATCGGTATACGAAACTATACAAAAACCTCATTTCGGAGTAGAATGGAATAATGATTATACTAGCCTAATAGGCGAAGATATGTTTTTCTGTAAAAAAGCAGCAGATAATGGCTACGAAGTGTGGGTTGACAATGATATCAGTATGCAAATAAGTCATGTTGGTACAACCGCATTTACAATAAAAGGCAATTGCAATGATTAATATAACACAATCAACATTGTTTGATTTTAAAGGTCAGACAATTATTTCGCCTTGGGACAGATTAAAAAAACATGTATTCCAATCATATCCAGTTCACGTAACACCTAGCACCAATGACACCGAAGATTTGTTATTAATTGCACGTGAATATGAAAACATCAGTGATATGATTTGGATAGTAGATGATTCTAAAAATATTAATCCAGACTTCCCTTGGCACTATAAACCGAGTGACATCGCACACGATTTCATTCACTTTTTCCCTAGAATAGTAAGACGAACAGGTCGTGATACTACTTGGGGTGATATAAAATTAGTACCCACTTCTGGCATTGCACATGGTGTATTGAACAATAAAATTGTTTGTTCATATCATGATGCTGATTTTGCAGTAGTTATGATTAGTTTCCATGAAGCAGAAGCAGACCAGAATTATCAGAAATTGAAGCAAGTATTCCCAGATGCACTACATGTAAAAAATGTAGAAGGTATTGCGAATGCACATAAAGAAGCAGCATCTATATGTAACACTGAAATGGTCTATATTGTAGACGCAGACGCAGATATACATTCAACTTTCAAATTTGATTATATACCACCTATGAGCAAGCGTAAGAATACTACGTATGTATGGTCGGCACTTAATCCTATCAATGATTTGGAGTATGGTTATGGTGCAGTTAAGTTATTCCCTCGTGAACAACTAATAGAGATGGGTCATGATTTGCCAGATTTCTCACAAGGTGTATCATTTTATCAACCAGTATCAGATGTATCTAATACTACAATGTTTAATAAAGATCCGTTCAGAACTTGGCGTTCAGCATTTCGTGAATGTGTTAAATTGGCATCTAATGTTAGTGAAAACCCACGAGTTAATGAAGAGGCAAGTAGTCGCTTAGAGACTTGGTGTACAGTAGATAATGGCGCACGTTTTGGACGTTATTGTGTTAAAGGTGCATTAGAAGGAAAGGCGTACGGTATCGAACATAAAGATAACGTAGAATTGTTACACAAAATCAATGATTTTGAATGGTTGCGTGAGCAATTTATCGCAAGTATGAAAAAACGAATCAGCGCAGATTAAAGCGTATCTAACCAATTAGAACCATTCATTGAACTAGTTTCGTGTATGGTTCTAATTTTCTTTACAATCTCTTTATTATATAATTGTGCTTTAGTTCCTGGATGCAAAGGACGTGGCCAGTTACCTATCTTAACCCAGCAAAACCCATCACTTTCATTATTGAGTTGTGGAATAAATTCTTCAAATACTGCAACTGCGAATGTATTATATTCAAACCTATTGTCAGGTGATATAAATTTATGCAGTGGGTATATCTTTTCAACATCGGGTAACATTCCGACCTCTTCTTCAAGTTCGCGAAGTAATGTTTCCAATGGACGCTCACCTACCTCTCCCTTGCCTCCGAAGAAACCCCAAGTACGAGGATGACTAGATTTCTCACTACGCTGTTGTAGTAATACTCTACCAGTATCGATACTTAAAAATATACAGCCACTCGCGTTCAATTTATCCACGTTTCGAAAGTTCGATTGATAGTAATGTATTACTAAAATATGTAATACAATTATTCTCTGGTTTTAAATTGGTCGTTACTATGTGCTTAAAGTCATTCCATGTAAATCCTTCATGATATTCATTCAACGGACTCCATAATGCGTTATATTCTTCTCCATTATATTCTATATACATATCACGATCTTTGTCCCGCCATGCAAAATTTGCAAATTGTGTTAAGTAATTATTAAAAACACTTTTCGGCATTTTTTTGTGTTTAACTAGGGATAAAACGGTATTGTCATACTTAAAGTATATTTTATCTTTATAGTGATCAATATACTCGTAAAACTCATCAATTGTTTGTTGATTGGAATATCTAGGATCTAGTCTAGTGCTAACATATATGTGTACTACTTTTATATTAGGATATTCATTAAGCAAGCATTCGATATGATTTGCAAACGTATAAATTGATAATAGGGTAAGTTCCATTGTGATAGAGTACTGCATTGGCAGCATGTGTTCTAGCCAATTTTGAGAATGTATCGGAGTCTCACCCACATGATTTGACGTTTCATGGTGGCACATATGTGCATCATATTTTATCATATATAAAGCCGCCAGAACCCAGCGTTATATATCCCTTCATGGCTATTAATCCATTCTGATCCTGTCCATTCTAATTGGTCATCGGATAAGATATTTTCTACATATTGTTGAGTAGTCACCGCACTATGGTCAAATGATACTGTCCATATTGAGCCATTGTATTCAATGATGTCATTGGTATACGCATTTAACCCAGCCCATTCGCCACCATTCGGGATATCATTCGTAATAATATATCTAGTGCCGATAACGGCAGCATCTACCGAACCATCGCCTGGATAATTCTGTAATGGGTTTAAAACACCATTAACCGCAGTCAATGTATTCGTGGGCAGAGTGCTAGTGTCTACATCTACATTTAACGCATTTACATTGCCTGTATTAAAACTAAGTCTACCAATAATATCATTATCTGTGTCGTTAGGTGCATTTGATTTTCTTATACGCATCTGACTAATACCTTCTCGTAATTCACCGAAGGGAGTCAAGAATTTAGACCAATCAAGTTGAGCGCCATTTTCATCTAGATTAGTACCAGAATCATTAAACAAGTATGCTATGTCATTTTCAAATTTAATTTTCATATCATCCAATGTAACAGTTATATATTGCAGCGATGATGTGTCAAATGGTTCCTTTGCATCAAATGCATCTAAATTGACATCATCTAAATTATATAATTGGTTGATTACGGTATAAATCAATTTTTGCTGTTTTAATTTGGCAGGGGGATTAATAAATATCGGCATTTCAAACGTGAGTGTACTAACATCAATAATATCATCGACACTTGCGCCTACACTACGACTCGACCATTGCGAACTTTTCATTTCTACATAAGCAAGACTTGACCAATCAAGTGGATTGTCCGTTGTGTGGATATTTAATGTAGGATTGAATAATACCATAATTTGCTCAAGCAATTGCAATTTCTGATCTGTGTTTGAAGTCCAGATGTCGCAATTCATAGTTAAGTTATATGGAACTGGCATATGACGTTCAACCGTATATCGATTTCCGACCTCGTTCGTGTATTCGCCAGTTGTATCATCTATTGCTTTTTCATAAACTTGTACTTTGTCTACATGTCCCTGGTGCATCCTACGTTCTGGAGCCATTTCAAGTGCCGTAACATAACAAGATATGAATGGAACAGTGTTTATTATATTTTCACTGTTTTCGCGAGTAATATGCGCAGCCATGCGATTTGTGTCGCCATAGCGAACTGGTACAGTTTGGTAGATGGGCATCTTTTGGTCATTGACTCCCATTTGTACATCAAATCCACCAAACAATCTGATGAACTGTTGTATATATCGACGAACTTGTCTATCATAAAAATATTGTGCCATAATTAAAAATCACTCTTTGGTTTGATTACATCTGATAATGCCTGTCTTTCGGGCACTTCTTTATTGTCTACAACAGTTGTTGCTAGGTTTTCTATGAAGCCGCTTGCGTTGAATGTTCTATCAGTCCAAGTGGTGTCATTGACATTGTCATACAATCTTTGCCAGCGACTACCTCGATAAACGAATAAACGATTAGGAGAGAAATCTTCTCTTACGAAATAATCACCATCGTTTGGCATTTGCGGGAATTGATCACCTTTGTCTAGTACTTCGCCATGATCGTATTCATCATCTGTTGTTGGTTGACCAAATAAATGATCTACCAATGGTATTCCTAGCGGATCGTCAAGTTCAGCACTTTGTATGATAGCATTAGAAATATTAATCTCTGTTTTATATGAACTTAGATCTTGTTTCAAACTATTTGGATCATCGGCTGTTCCTAGTATGTCTGCGTATTCTTGTGTATCGGTTAGCGGTGTTACTTTAACACGCCAGATATGACTATACCATGTCTGACTATATCCTTCACTGCCACGGTTAGCATCTTGAACGACATAAAATTTATTAATAGCAGTTCTGTCATGATTTAGTAAAAGATCATCGCGTAAATGGGGTAATTCTAGTACATCGCCCGGCATTAGTTTTCTTCCGACCTTTGCTACCATATCGTTTGTGTGAAATGTGATGAACATTGTATCATTAGTTAAGAATAGACCAAATTGTGTTAAATCAAAGTCATTGTCTGTTACGTTGTATACACCGCGTAATTCAAAAATGTCTGGATCATACTTACGATCACGGTTTTCCATAAACAACAAGTCTTGTATCTTAGTTTCATTAATAAATCCTTCAGGATTGATCTCAATGCCTAAAGTGGGATCAAGTTCAAGACCAGAACCATAATTTGGTTCAGTGGGGTCATCACTATTGATAGTTTCTTTGGGTCCAAGATATTTATGAACATGTATGGCAGTACCACCGATATCAAACTGTTCTCTGATGGTTCTGTCATGAAAGTTAAAGTCATTGGTTTTTGTCGCACGATAGAGACTTAAACGAGGCATAGATTACTCCTTATATATAGAGTATTTATGCAAAAAGATTTGAAAAACTCTTGACAATAGTAAGGCATGTTGCTATAATAGTTAAGTAAGTTAATTAATCAAAGCGAGAAAAATTATGTCACAAGTTGCTACTATTATCAAGAACCAAATCGGTAACAAAGCATTGTATATGATGGGTGCAAAGAATTTAGCCACTGGTGGCGACGATCTTTCTTTTCGTGTTCGTGGTAGCAAGCGTGTCAACCACGTTAAGATTGCTCTTAATGCGAGCGACACATATGACATCACATTCGGTAAGATTTGGGGTATGAAATTCAATGTAGTTGCATCGCATGATGGCATTTACTGTGATATGATGCACGATTTAATTGAAAAAGAAACTGGTTTATATTTGTCACTGTAGTAGGGCTTATATAGTCGCTACAGTACGCTAAATGTCTCCTCTAAGCGTCGATGAAGAGACATACAATACAATGGGAGTATAATTATGGCATTTGCCGATTCGTCTGTTTATTTCAACACTGGTGACAGTTCTATTCTTGGTTCATTTTTTGAAAAGTCAGAAGGTGGGATATTTGAATTTTCTAAGAATTTAAATGATACCCCATTTGTCGATGTTTCTGAGTATCCGCATTTAGTATGGGTTACGAGTCCGTCTGCGTTTGATAGTGGTTATCGCTATGCGAATGTCAAGAAAGGTATTGCGTACATTGTAGTTGACGAAGATGACGAGGGCAATCCTGTCATTGAGAAGTGGGATATCAAGCAAAAACGATTATATGAAGCGATTCCACTATAATATTTGACAAAAAACTATAAGTAGTGTATAGTATATTTAAATCAAAGGAAATACAACATGTCTATTAGCATAAAAGTCCCTCGCAAGAAGCCTAGGGCAAAAATTAATCGTAAAACTGGATTTACTGATCCAGATTGGTCTTCGGCAGAAACTTGGTCTGGTGATAAATTTCATAAAGAGCGAACTGCATTTGCACGATTGTATTATCAGAATGTAAAGACGGCAGATTTGCGTGGTTATGTGTATGACTATATGAAGCAACACAAATACAGTTCAGCAGATATCAAAGCAGCAAAGGCAGTGTCGCATATTCCAGTACAAGTTGGAATTTATGCAAAATTGTTGACTACGGGTATGCCTGATTTGCAGCAAAATCATGCAGACATGTGGCGCAATCTTAAAGGCACTTCATCTGAACTAAAACCTGTTAGTGAGTTTGTAACTGGTGGTATTGCAGATGTTATTGCAATTGGTTCACGCATTGTTGGCACAGATGATACAATCGAAGAAGCGAAACCAGTAATTAGTGTCGTTCCTAGCATTCAAGATATCATGCGTAAAGCAGCCACTGCGATGTGCGAACCGATTGATGATGGAATTGAAGAATTTGTAGTATCGCGTGATATTAAGTTGGTAGCGAATTTTGAACCCCATACAATTTTGATTGTAGCAGAAGCAAAGGCAAATCATGCTCGTATCATCAAAGGTTTTTATAATGATGTATATGAAGAATTGTTAGAAGTTGCTGCAATCCCAAAACCAGCAGCATTTAAGAAATTAAGCGAAGAAGAGCAAGATGCATGTGAACAATTAGCAGAAGCATATTCGCATTTCAATGCAAAGCAGTTAGTGGCTATAATTGCGATGCATAAGAAGATAATTGATGCATGTGATATTGTTATCATTGAACAGAAAGCAACAAAGGCTCCTCGTAAAGTAAAGCAGAAGTCGGCAGATCAGTTAGTATCTAAATTGAAATTTAAATCAAATGATTCTTCGTATGGTATTGCGAGTGTAGCACCAAGTGGATTAATTGGAGCAGTAGCAGCAGTAGTATTTAATTGTAAGAACCGAAAACTAGGATTATATGTAGCAATTGATGCAGATGGTTTCAAAGTTAAGGGAACTACGTTATTAAACTTTAACGAAGAGGTTAGTACACAGAAGACATTACGAAAGCCAGGCGATGTGTTACCAGAATTCAAGAAGATTACAAAGCCTAAGGCATTGAAGACATTTAATGCATTGACTACGACTGATACTAAGATGAACGGTAGATTCAATTCTGAGATTATTATTCTTGCAGTGTTCAAGTAGTTTTTGAACACAGACTTGCGTGCAGTAAAAGCATAAATATACCTAATAGGAGAATATAATTATGTCAGCACAATCTGAATTAATCAAAGAAATAGAACTACGCTTAGGTGGTCAAATGGTGGATGTGGAATTAGATCCAGAACACTATGAATTAGCGATCAAGAAGGCAGTAGAAAAATATCGTCAACGCTCAGAAAATTCTGTAGAAGAAAGTTTTGTTTCACTGGATTTGGTAAAAGATGTTGCAGAATATACATTACCTAGTGAAATAGATGAAGTAACTGATATATATCGCCGCACAACTGGTGTATCATCTGGAACGGGTAATGATTTTGAACCATTTCAAGCAAATTACTTGAATACTTATTTATTAGGTTCGAGTCGTAGTGGTGGTTTAGCAAGTTTCGATTTCCTACAACAGAATAGAGAAACAATGGGTCGTTTATTTGGCGCAGAGATCATGTTCACTTGGCGCAAATCTGACAACAAATTAATTTTGCATCGTATGATGAAAGCAGATGATTTATGTATTCTCCATGTGTATAATCATCGTCCATTGGAATTATTATTAAAAGATATATATGCAGGACCTTGGATTAAGGATTTTGCATTATGTCATGCTAAATTAATGCTTGCACAAGCGCGTGGTAAGTTTGCACAAATTGCGGGTCCACAGGGTGGCACTACAATGAACGCTGGTGAACTACAAGCCTCAGCAGAAGCAGAAATTGATAAACTAGAAACAGAACTTACACTTTACAATGACGGCTCTTCGGGATTAGGTTTCGTTATTGGATAACATAATAAACGAAGGTAATGATGACAAAGAAAGTAATAGGTATATGTGGATTAATCGGTCATGGTAAAGACACAGCAGCAGGGTTTTTAATTGAAGAGGGATTTCAGAGAGTTAGTTT